CCGACGCCATGGCCCGCACCGCCGCCGAGAGCGTGATGAAGTGGATGCTCTTCCAGCACTGCGCCTCCGACTTGCGCCGGGAACTCGAAATCGCCCTCAACATCCGCGCCACCTACGGCCTCGCCGTGATGGGTTGCTTTTGGAAAACGACCACTCGCGTGGAGGAGAAATCCATCTCGCTTGAGGATTTGATCACCATGGCCGCCGAGACACGCGACCCCGCCGTGGAGTCCTTCATCGGGGCCGTGCTCGACCCGCTGCAAGAAGACCTCGCCATCGAGATGGCCGAGCAATACGCGCCCGGCACCGGCTCCGCCGCAAATATCCAAAAGCTCCGCGAGGGCGGCACGGTGGAATACACCCAACCCTACATTTTTGAGAGCAAGCCCGAGTGGACGGCGCTCGAGCCATTCAACGATGTGCTTTTCCCCACCGCCACCTTCGACCTCCAGCGCGCCCCGTGGATCGCCCGCCGCGAGTTGGTGACATGCGAGGAGTTGGAGGAGCGCACGCTCACCGAGGGCTACCCCGAGGAATTTTACGAGCAAGCCGAGCGATTCAAAGGAGCCAGCCTGTGGCCGATTTACAGCCAGCAAAACCACAACCGGCGCGACAGCATCCTCTGGCAGGACAACCGCGACCTCGTTGAGATTTGGCATGTTTACTCCAAGGAAACCGATGAGGAGACCGGCGCGACAAAGGTCATGTGCCGGATCATGCACCCGAATGTGAGTATCTACGCCAAGGAGGAAATTTCTCCCTACTCCCACGGCGAGTATCCCTTCATCGAGCTACCCCGCGAGCGCATCACCCGCTGTCTGCTGGAAAGCCGGGGCATCCCCGAGATCGTCTCGACCATGCAGGCCGAAATCAAAACCCAGCGCGACTACCGCACTGATCGCGCCGGAATCGCCATCTTGCCTCCCATGCGCGTGCCCAGCAATAGGGGGCGCCTTGAGCTTATGCTCGGCCCAGCCGTGCAAATCCCCGAGCGCCGCCCCAATGAATTTGGCTGGATGGCACCGCCGCCCTTCGACCAGGGCACCATCGAGATCGAGCGCGCCGTCCGCCGGGATGTGAATGAATACTTCGGCATGGCAGGCGAGGGGGTCGATCCAAACTACGCCGCGCTTGTGCAACAGCACATGGTGGATCGCTGGCTCCGCGACTTCAAAGCCATCCTCTCGCAGACCTACCAGCTCATGCAGCAATACATGCTGCCGGTGCAAATCCTCCGCGTCTCCGGTGGGCAGGCCACCCCGTTCCAAGCCGACCGCGAAAGCATCCAGGGCAAGTTCGACCTCATCGTCGATTGGGATTCCCGAAACCTTGACGCCGAAGCCCTCGGCGTGAAGCTCGACTACATCTCCAAAGCCATTGTGCCGATGGATGTCGCGGGCGTCATCGACCGCGCCGGGCTGGTGAAATTCATCATGGCCGCCGTGGACCCGAATCTCGCCGACCTCCTCGTCCGCGACCCCGGCCCCGCCGCCGCCATCGAGTCGAACGAAGAACAACTCGCCTACACCAAGATCGCCGCAGGCACCGAACCCGAACTCCCCACCGAGGGCCAAAACCACCAGCTCCGCGCCCAAGTCCTCCAAGGCATCATCCAGGCGAACCCCGCCGTGCAGCAGCGTTACCAGCAGGACGAGATTTTCCGCAACATGATCGATGCCCGCTTGAAGGGTTTCAACTTCCAGCTCCAGCAACAACAAAACGCCCAGATCGGTCGCCAAGGCACCCTCCCCGCGTTGCAACAAGGAGCGCCGCAATGAAGACGACTCCTTACAAGATCGTCCGCGATGGCGTCCTGACCCGCATGGGCATCGACCCCGCGCAGCCGCTTCTGCCATCGCAGGGGTTCGCCCTCGCCGAATACCTCACCAGCGCCGCCGCTTTCGCTTGGAATTTCGACGAGTGGCCCCAGATCACCCACACTGAGCAACGCATCGTGCTCGGCGAGGGCTTCACCGAGGGCGCATACACCTACGAGGCCGACTACCAAGGCACCGTCTCCTACATTGGCCGCGCTCCGCAGGGATCGCTTTTCTCCGAGCCCCTCTGGCGCATCAAGCGGGTCACCACCACCGCCGATGGCCAGGTGCTCAATATCGACACCGCCCTCGATGTCCCTTGGGACTCCCGCACCACGGCCACCTATGTGGAGGACTCGACCAACGACCCCTCCGACATCATTCCGTATTTCCCCCTGGTTGTCGCAGGCAAGCTCCCCATCGGCGAAGTGCTCGCCATTTACTCGGACGCGCCGAGCGAGACGCGGATCACCGAGACCTACGATTTTGTCACCACCGCCGCCACCGTTTTCATCACCGACGAGCGGTATGCGGGCGGCCCGGTGTATGTGAAATTTCAGCTCCCGGTCCCCAAATTCACCGCCACCGCCTACAGCGCCGCCACGGCCTACACCGCCGAGGATTTGGTTTATCACGCGCCGACCGGCGATTGCTACGAGGCCCTGCTAGCCACCACCGGCAACGCCCCGACGAACGAGGAATACTGGCTCCGCCACCGCATCCCGACCTTCCTCGCCGACTACCTCAAGACCTCCGCCCTCGCCGAAACGCTCGCCGAAGACGGCCAGATGGACAAAAGCCAATTCCAACTCCTCCGCGCCGAAGGTCTGCTCCTCAAGCTCCGCGACGACATCTGGCTCCGCAAAGGCGAGGTCCGCCACTACTCCGCGAAATTCGACTACCGATGAACGCCGTCCCCATCCCGAGACAACTCAGCGTTTCGAGTGCGAAGACCACCCGCACCGGCAACGGCGCGACCACCGTCTTCGCCGTGGACGGCCTCCGCTCCTCCGATCCGAACCATGTCATCGTCGCCATCAACGGCGTCATGCAAGAGCCTACCATCGACTACACGGTAAACCAAGGCGCGGGCACCATCACCTTCTCCACGCCGATCCCCAACAACGCTAAAATCGTCGTCGTCGCTTTCGGCCTCTACAGCATGGTAACGCAGCGCGACCCCGACAATTTCCTCCACTCCTTCGCCCTCAACACCGCAGGCACCTTTTCCTACTACGGCCTGCTGCTCAATTCCGACATCCCCGCCACCGGCTCCCCCGCCGCCGTGGAGAAATGGATCATCACCCGCTCCGCACTCAGTGCCAACGGCACCATCACATCCACCGCCAAGGCCGCCGATGTCGCGTGGACTAACCGGGAGACCGCCACTTACGCCTGATGACAACGATCACCGAGACAAATATCACTCAGCAGCTCGATCTCTCGCAGTTCACCATCGTGCTGCCGGAGGATTCGCTCGGCGTTGTCGAATATCCATCCGCCGTAGACTTCCCCGGCGTCGGCAAAGACAAGCGCCTCTATGTGGCTCAAAATTCCGGCCAGATTTTCCGTTGGAACGGCTCCACCTACACCCCCGCCGCCGACCTCCCCGCCACTTATTCCGACGAGCCACCTGCCCACCCCTACACCGGCCAGCGGTGGACCACCCCTTTTGACCTCACCACCTACGAGTATTTCGCAGGAAGTTGGGTCGAAAAACCGACCAACAACTAAACACCAAACACCAATAATATCATGGCAGCTATATCATTCCCGTCCTCACCGACTAACAACCAAGTTCACACCGTTGGCAGCCGCAGCTGGCAATACAACGGCACCGCATGGAAACTCGTCGCACGCACCACTGATGCGGTCGTCGAGGGTTCCAGTAACCTCTACTACACCAACGCTCGCGTGGCCTCGGCCCCAGCCGTCAGCGCCTTGGAAAGCCGCGCCACCGCGATTGAATCGGACATCACCGCTATTGAGTCGGCAGCGACCACGCTTTCCGGTAGGGTAACTACTGCGGAATCAGGTCTTTCCTCGGAAATCACCCGCGCCACCGCAGCGGAATCCGCCCTCGGCACTCGGATCGACAATGTTCTTTCCAATGTCACGCCCGGCTCGCTAGATAGCTTGTCGGAAGTAGTTTCTGCATTCCAGAGCGCAGACTCCTCGCTCAACGGAGCCATCACCAGCCTCGCTTCCTCCGCATCAAGCGGTTTGGCGGCAGAGACTTCGGCGCGTGAAGCAGCCGACTCCGCCTTGGATTCGCGCCTCGACACAGCCGAGAGCGACATCAATGCCATCGAGTCCGCCGCGACAACTCTTGATGGCAGAGTGACTACTGCCGAGGGTTCCCTCAGCAGCCACACCTCCGCCACCAACAACCCACACAGCGTCACCAAAGCCCAAGTCGGCCTCGGCAATGTGGACAACACCTCGGACGCCAACAAACCCGTTTCGAGCGCCACCCAAACCGCCCTCGATGGCAAACAGATCAAGGATGTCGTCAGCGCCACCGCGCCTTCGCACACCGAGGGTCTCCGCTGGGTCGATTCCAACGACATGACCGAATACCTCTCCTATGGAGGAGCTTGGGTCGAACTCGACAAACAATAATCCCTAACCCATGGCCGCCCTCGCGTTTCCATCGTCCCCGTCGGTCAACGACATTTTCACCTCCGGCACCCGGAGTTGGAAATGGACGGGAGCGCGCTGGGCGGTCATCCCCGTTCTGGTTCCTCCCTCCCGCCTCTCCGGCGCGGGGGCGGAAACCGGAGACATTTTAGTCTATGACGGCAGCGGCTGGAGTCCCGTCCCCCTCACCGAGGGCGGATCCACCATCGCCCGCGCCGCATGGGCATCCCCCTACCATTATTACGGAATCGCCCCCAGCGGAACCGCCGAATCCTCCACCGGCTGGACAATCCACCGCACCACCACCGACGCCGACGGAGTCGTCACCGCCTCCGCCACGGCCACCGGCGCGTGGTCTTCCAAAACCAATCTCCAATACTCCTAAAAATGACAGCCACCAACCCAATCGAAATCGACGGAAAGCAATACGACCGCTTTTCACTCAACCTCGCCATAAACGGAAAGTATCTCGCCGATGGTTCCAGCGATGCGTCCATCGCTGCCCGTTTCATACCAACGCGACTGGTCGAAGACGGTGAGCCAGAGCAAGCGCAAGAGCAGTCTGTCAACATCGCCCTCGGTAGCCTCTCCGGTTCGGACGAACCAACCCTCACCGCCGTAGCTGAAATCAGCGCGGCACTTCAAAAATTCATTCTCTCGAAAGGACTCTAATCATGGCTAACTATCGCGCAGTAGCAACTGGAAACTGGAGTGCAGGAGCAACATGGGCAGGCGGGGCAGTGCCTCCGAATGGTGAAGGCCATAACATTTACTCAAACGGTTTTATCGTTACCATTGATACCAATGCAAATGTCAACTTTGTAACAAACGCTTTGATCACCGCATCCTTTGTTGGCGGAGGAACTTCTGCTGCCATGGGCGGATACTTTGAGTTGTCTAATGGAGTTACATTAACTTCCAATGTTATTCGTGGCAGCAGTGCAAGTAACTCATTTACATTGCTTATCGCAGGCACAAATTCTGCCAATGTCGTTGGGAATATTTCAAGTCAAAGCGGGATTGGTGGAGGAGGGTCCTCAAATTGCTTTCAAATAAATACTTCTGGAACAGTAACAATTACAGGTAATGTGTCAGGAGGCGACACCGCTCAGTCTGCTGGCATACTTACCGGTTCATCTGCTACAATAAATATAACGGGAAATGTAACGGCAGGTTCTGGAGGAAATTCTATTAATGCGTGGGCAAGGGGAATCCAATCAAGCGGTCTTGCAGCAATAAATGTTACGGGCGATGTTTCTGGAGGAACAGTAACTACCGGACAAATCGGCATACAACACGGTAACGGGAACCTTTCTGTTGTAGGAAGAGTCACTGCAGGAACAACAGCTGGCTCAAACGGCATTTCCACAGGCTTTGGAACTGTTTCTGTCGTTGGAACTATAACTGCTACAAATGCAGCAAACGGCGTTGTCGCCACCGGAAACTCAAACACGACATTCTCTGGCAGTTTCATCAGCAGCGTCAATGGCGTGGCTGCGATTTACTGCGCTCAATATCGTGTCTCACCCACACCATTGGCTGCCAACACCCGCTACGCACTAAACGGCAGCGGCACCTATGTGGACATGTTCACCGCCGACACCTCGCTCGGCCAAGCCAACCCAACGGATGTCCGCAGCGGTGTGAGCTATGCCAGCGGCAACCTCACAGGACGCCTCACCGTCCCCGCTCGCGGATCGGTGGCGCTCTCGGTCAACTACGGGCCGTCCATGCCATTCACCGCAACCCGCAGCGGCACCACCGCCACCGCCACGCTGGCATACACCTACCCGCTCGTTGTCGGCGACAAGATCACCGTCACCGGCGCAAGCAATGCCGAATGGAACAGCACCTACACCATTGCCTCGGTGGTCTCCGGCACATCGGTCACATTCAGCGTTCCTAACACCCACAGCGCCACCGCAGGCACAGGGGCAACGATGCAAACCACCGGCACAGCCGTCCTCGATCCCGCAGCGGTGGCATCCGCAGTCTGGGGCGCAGCCAGCCGAACGATCACGGGCGGATTGGTCGATACCGCGACAACCCTCACCAACGCCCCCGCCTCAGTCACGCCAAGCGACATCTGGAGCTACGCCACCCGCACCACAACCGGCGGCACGGTCGATACCTTGACCAACGCGCCGAGCGTCCCCTCCGCGAGCGCCATCGCCTCACAAGTGAGATCGGAGCTTTCGGTTGAGCTTGGGAGAGTGGACGCCGCCATCTCAACCCGTTCGACCCCGGCAAACATCCCGACCAGCGACATCACGGCCATCAAGGCGAAAACGGACGCTCTGAACACGACAAGATTGGCGCAAACCGCGACCACCGAAATCCTCGGAAATCTTTTAGCCCAAGCGAATAGCTAACCATGGCCAACGAACTGAACATCTCCCTGGCACAAAGCCAGACCGGCTTGAGCGTCACCGGCCAGCTCTACCAAAACGGCATCGCCAGCGGCACCGCCATTTCACTGACCGAGGTAGGGAGCACCGCGTATTACACCGGCCACATGGCCGGGGCCGCAGGCGATTACCAAATCCTGTTCCGAGCCGCCGGGGAAAATGTCGGCAGCGGCTCGATCCGGTGGGACGGCAGCAGCGAAATCCTCCCCGCCACCGGAGGCAGTATCCCCAGTGCCACCGGCATCGCCACACAGGTCCGCACCGAGCTCTCGCCCGAGCTGGCCAAAGTCTCGGCCCTCAACACCACCCGCCTCGCACAAGTCAGCACGGTCGAAACGACCGGAGCCCAAATCGCCGCCGCGCTCTCGTAGAGCCATGGAACAAGCCATCCTCGAAACCATCAGCCACGCCGCAAAGCAAGACCAAACCTGGCACCTCGTGGCGCTAGTGTTTATCGGCATCGTCGCCGTGAGCGTGCTCTTTCGTTGGTTCACGGCGCGCTTGGAACGAGTCGAAAACAAGATGGATCACCAGAGCTCGGAATTCATCCACCACCTCAAGACCGCCAACCAAGAAATGCTCACCGTCATTTCGCAAAACCAACAAACCACAACGAGGGCCATCC